TCAAAGGCATAGATGTAATTCCATGCTTTTACAAACTCGAGTACATCGAATGGAAAGATAGAGGAGAAGGACCAGGAGCACCTGTTGCAATCTATGATTCTTCATCTGATATTATGTCTAAAACAAAACCAGATGCAAACTACAAAGATAGATTACCAAATGGTAATTATATTGAGAAGACTGCATCACATTTTGTAATCATAACTGGAGACAGTCCATCGACTGCGTTGATCTCCATGAAATCTACTCAATTAAAAATTAGTAGAAAATGGAATTCAATGATGTCGGGCATAAAACTAAAAGGTAAAAACGGTTTATATACACCGGCATCTTTTAGCCACATTTACAAACTAAAGACTACACAAATGTCTAATGACAAAGGCACATGGTTTGGTTGGGAAGTTAGTAAAGTTGGTCCAATTACCGATGCAAGTATCTATCAACAAGCTAAATCGTTTTCTGATAGCATCTCTAAAGGTGCTGTGAAAGCGAAGCATGGTGAAGAGAAACCAAAGGAATCAAGCATTATATAATTCTCTTAGAGAATAAGTGCACAACGTGGGCCAGGAGGGAGACTAAGTGGCCCACGTCGACAGAATTGTTATGGATAAAAAGTATATAGAATTTTTTGAAGGATACAGGCTTGCCTACGGGGTAGCGGACATGTCGACTCTAAAGGTTGACCCAGAAAGCAGAAAGCAAAAGCCGATATACCGATGGAATGACGAAGAACTTACAGATAAAGTTTATTTAAATCATTTAGAAGGAACTCAATCTATTGGAGTACAACCTTGTAATGAAAATGCAGAAGCAAGATTTGGTGTTATAGATGTTGACCCACAAAATTATGAAGACTTTGATAAAAAATTTTTTATAGACACAATACAAGAATATAAATTACCATTAATACCAGTCTTATCTAAAAGTGGTGGTTTGCATTTATATTTATTTTTAAATTCTTTTATACCTGCTACATTAATTAAATCTTTTTTAAGCAATCTCTTACCATTATTTAAATTAAAACCAGATTGTGAAATATTTCCTAAACAAACACAACTAACTAAAGATAATGAGACCGGACAAATAAACAAAGGTAATTTTATTAACCTACCATATTTTAAAAAATCAGAACGAGTTGCAATTAATTTAGATGGCACGCCTTTTAGTTTTGATCAGTTTATAAAAGTAATTGAAAACAATACGGTAAGTGCAGAAGATTTAAAAATTATTACAGAGTCTATTGAAAAACAAGACATGGAAGGTGTTGACGAAGAGTTTACAGAAGGACCACCTTGTCTAGCAAGATTAAGTAAGATAATGAAAAACCCTAACTTTGATGGCAAAGACAGATTTATGTACAACTACCATGTCTTTGTTAAAATGAAATATCCAGATAGCTGGCAACAAAAAGTTATGAATGCACCAGTAAAATATTTTTCTGGAGATCATGCAAACGCTTGGGACAAGCAACACCTTAATCAAAAGGTAAGATCGTGGACTAAAACAGAAAAAGGTTTTACATGCACACAAAGTCCTATTAGTGACTATTGTAAAAAAGGTATATGTGTAAAGAAAAAATATGGAATACTCGCAGGATCTAAAGGAGCATATCCTGTTTTAACTAATCTTAAAAAAATAGATTTAGATCCAGAACCTGAATACGAGTTTGACGTAACAAAGTCAGATGGTATTGGAACAGTGACTGTTCATTGTAAAACTATTGAACACGTTAATGATCAACGTAAACGTAGAAATGCAATAGCAAAAGCTGCAGGATTTCCACCACCAATTATTAAAGGTGATGAAGATCAAACAGTATTGGAAGTATTATATAAAACACAAAAGTTAGTACACCCACCCATAGGTACGTCACCTAAAGAAAAATTACATGATGTATTACACGCAAAAATTAATGGGCCAAAAGCTATGAACGATGCATCGTTTAAATCAGGAACGGTATTAATAGAAGATGGTTATGCATATTTTAAATTTGAAAAATTTTATGACAAGTTAAGAGCAAAAAATTGGAAGTATAGTGAAGATAAAACAGGTGTTATGATGAAAGTTAATTATAAAAAATGTGACATACAATTCTTAGAACAAAAAAGATTTCCAACAAAAGAGAAAGGTAAATACAACACACCTACAAAAAACATTGTAATGATTGATGTGTCAGAGTTTGAAGATATAGTTATTAACCATACTAAACTAAAACATAACACGGAGATAATGTGATTAGAAAAATATTGGGTCCTCCTGGTACAGGTAAGACAACAAGACTTATTAAATACGTAAAAACATTTGTTAAACTTGGTACACCTATTGACAAGATAGGTTACTTTGCATTTACGACTAAAGCTGCTAATGAGGCCGTAGATAGGATGCTAGACGCATACCCTAAATTACAGAAAAAAAATTTAAAACATTTTAGAACATTACATTCGTTGGCTTTTACACAATTAGGTATGAAAAAAGCGCAGGTTATGCAGGACGAACACTACGAAGACATAGGTAGAAAATTAGGTATTGAGGTTACAGTTTATTCTAATGGTGAAGAGAAAACTGGTTTTGTAGATTCTGATAGTGAATATTTTAATATTATAAATGCAGCAAGAATTAAAAATGTATCTATTGAAGAAGAATATAATACAGACATGTACTCTGAGGACATAGATAAACACCAATTAAAAATTTTAAAAGAAGAAGTAGATAATTACAAACAAGCCTACGGCCTGGTGGATTTTACAGACATGATTGAAAGATTTAATGTGGCGGAATTGTGTCCGAAATATGACGTAATATTCATTGATGAAGCACAGGATTTATCACCAATTCAGTGGAAAATGTACGATATACTGAAGAAAAACTCCAAACATATTATACTAGCTGGCGACGATGATCAAGCAATTTATGGTTGGGCCGGCGCTGACGTTAAAAGATTCCAGGACGAGCCTGCAAAAGACATTATTTTGCCACAATCTTACAGAGTGCCTCAACAGGTACAGCACGTCGCCGACCAGATTTTACATAGAATACCTGATGACAGAAGAATTAAAAAACAATGGGCACCGCGTCCGGAATCAGGGACCACGAATTACATAACATCTATCGAAGACGCTCCCTTATCTGATGGAGACTGGTTGGTGTTAGCTAGAACAAATGACAAATTAATAAAATTAAAATCTACATTAAGGGATATGGCTATTTATTTTGAAATTAAAGGCAGAAAGAGTTATAAGACAAGATTGTATACAGCAATTAAAAATTATACCAGGTGGACCAACGGGGACAAACTATCTTTATCAGAATGTAAAGACTTGTTTGAATTTTTAGAAATAGAATGGGTCATGACCGACGAAAGAATGTACGATTTACAAGAGTTTGGTTTTAAATTAAACAAACCGTGGTACGAAGAATTTAAATCTGATCCAGAAGAAAATTTATACATAAGAGAATTATTAAGAAATGAAGAAAAATTAAATAATCCAGCAAGAGTAAAGCTATCAACAATACATGCAGCCAAAGGTGGCGAAGCAACAAACGTATTATTAATTTTAGACAACACAAAAAAAATTAGAGAAGCAATAGAAAAAAGTCAAGACAAGTACGATGAAGAACAAAGAGTTTGGTACGTCGGAGTAACAAGAACAAAACAAAATCTGTACGTACTAACAGCTAAGCAGGAGGACAAAGGTTATGACATCGAAAGTTTGGGATAAACAACATGGTGGATCACACTACCAAAAATATAAAATTCAACCAAGTAAGTTTGTAGTTGAGAATGAATTGCTATATCCTGAGGGTTGTGCTATAAAATATATTATTCGCCATCGCGACAAGAATGGAAAGGAAGATATATTGAAAGCAATACATTTTTTAGAAATGATACTTGAAAGGGATTACAATGAAAATTCCTAAGTTTGAAGCACAAACTGAATGGGTAAAACCTACAGAATTTCCAGACTTACGTAAGGTAGATGAAATAGCAATAGACTTAGAAACAAAAGACCCAGACTTAATTAAAAAAGGATCTGGTGCTGTAATAGGTAATGGAGAAGTAATAGGTATTGCAGTTGCAACAAAACATTACAAAGGATATTTTCCTATTGGTCACGAAGGTGGTGGTAACATGGAAAAGGCAAGAGTCTTATCTTGGTTTAAAGATATACTAGAAGCTCAATCAACAAAAATTTTTCACAACGCAATGTATGATGTTTGTTGGATTAAATCGCTAGGTTTTAAAATTAATGGTGACATTGTTTGTACGATGATTGCTGCAGCAATTACAGATGAGAATAGATTTAGATATGATCTTAATAGTTTATCGTGGCACTACCTGGGCTATGGTAAAAACGAAGCTGCACTAGCAGAAGCTGCAGAAGAATGGGGTATAGATCCTAAAGCAGAAATGTACAAGCTACCTGCAATGCACGTGGGTGCCTATGCTGAAAGAGATGCAGAAGCAACTCTTGGCTTGTGGCAGGAGATGAAAAAAGAAATTATATCACAAGATTTAGAAGACATATTTGATTTAGAAACAGAATTGTTTCCATGCCTGGTTGATATGAGGTTTAAAGGTGTACGTGTAGATATAGACAGAGCACATGCAATGAAAACAGAATTTAAAAAAGCAGAACACGAATTACTAAACAAAATAAAAGGGGAAACAAACATTGATACACAGATTTGGGCAGCAAGAAGTATTGCCAATGTATTTGATATGTTAAGATTAGAATATCCACGTACAGAAAAAACAGAGGCACCATCATTTACAAAAAACTTTTTACAAGAACACAAACATCCTGTTGTAAGAATGATTGCACAGGCAAGAGAGATTAACAAGGCACACACAACATTTATAGATTCTATTTTACGTTACGAATACAAAGGTAGAATCCATGCAGAAATAAATCAATTAAGAAATGCAGGAGGGGGCACAGTCACGGGTAGGTTTTCTTATCAAAACCCAAACTTACAACAGATACCTGCAAGGAACAAAGATCTTGGTCCTAAGATACGATCATTATTTATACCCGAGGAGGGCCATAGATGGGGTGTATTTGATTATTCTCAACAAGAACCGAGGTTGGTAGTGCATTACGCTGCTTTGTATAAATTACCCTCTGTATACGATGTAGTAGAAGCATACGAAACAGACCCTAACTCAGACTTTCACCAAACTGTAGCTGACATGGCAGAGATACCACGTTCACAGGCAAAAACAATTAACCTTGGATTATTCTATGGTATGGGTAAAGCAAAATTACAAGCAGAGCTTGGTGTAACAAAAGAAAAAGCTGCAGAATTATTTAACACATATCACGGTAAGGTACCATTTGTTAAACAACTTATGGAGAAAGCATCTAACAGAGCACAAGACCGTGGACAAATTCGTACATTGTTAGGAAGACTATGTAGATTTCATTTATGGGAACCTAATAGTTTTGGTATGCATAAAGCCATGCCTCACGAAGAAGCACTCAGGGAACATGGACCAGGGATTAAAAGAGCTTACACCTACAAAGCATTAAACAAATTAATACAAGGGTCTGCTGCGGATATGACAAAAAAATCTATGTTAGAATTATATAAAGAAGGAATTGTACCACATATACAAATTCACGATGAGTTAGATTTGTCAATTGAAAATGACGCACAGGCTAAAAAGATAATTGAAATTATGGAACAGGCTGTTAATCTAGAAGTCCCAAATAAAGTCGACTACGAATCAGGAGACAATTGGGGGGAGATAAATGACTGATGGCTTATTTAAACGCAAACATACCTATAATAGAATGTTACGTCAGAGGTAACTATCTTAGAGATCAAAAAGATTCTCACGATAAATATTTTGAATGTACTGTTTTTGGTTTTAGTTCTATCCCAAATTCTGTGCCACTATTTCATTTTATGATGGACGATGGTGGTTTGTGGTGGCGAGCACCTATCTCAGCTTTTTGTAAAAAACCAAATGTTAAAGAATTACCACTAGACGAATTAATGATGTGGGATTCTTTTAGTTACAATGTAGCTGTTACAACTTTTTATGAATTAGCTGGATCTAAGATGAAATATATTTCTAGACGTAAAGTTAAAAGAGAAGGAACATACTTATTTACTATAGACTGGTGTGCCGGAGATTTTAATGAATTAAATTTTGGTTATTCAGAAAAACCAGATCAACACAAGTGTGGTCACGTAATTGAATTAGACGACGGAAACTATGCAATACAGCCAAATAATAGACTAAGAGTGTTTGATACGTCAATGGGTAATGACCCATCAAAAAACTTGATTAATAGATTAGTAACTAGTAAAACATGGTCTGTTGAAAAAACATCTAAGTGGATAACAGACGAACATGAAGAGGGTATGTATGACTATCAACTTAGAGAATTGGAGGAAAAAAATGATTAACCAATACAAAGACAAGTTTATGGTATGGCAACTACATAACAGAAGAGAGATTATCTGTTTTGTTGTTGGATTTGTAGCTGGCTCTTTGATATTCTAACTACGAGGAGGGTCTATGAGTTTTTTAAAAACATTATGGATCAAATTTAAGGTTCGTTTACTTCAAAGTTACTTTGAAATGAGTGGCACTTTAAAGAAGAAGAAAAAAGATAACAATGATTGATAAACTTTTATTAAAATTTTTTGATAAATTAGACTGGATATCTGACCAAATAGATAAAATCTTTGCTCCTAGATGTAAGTGTAAAAGAAAAAATAAAAAATGAGCAAAAAACCATTGACAATATCAGAAGAGGCAAAAGTGCAGATGCCAATGAAGACGGTTGCTAGCTTGATCGCGCTCGTTGCAATTGGGACCTGGGCATATTTTGGTATCAATGAGAAACTCAACCAGCACAGCACAAAGTTAGAATTGTTTGAAAAAGATTTACAACACAACACAGAGTTTAGAATCAAATACCCGCGTGGAGAACTTGGTCAGTCAAGTGGGGAGGCGGAGCTTTTTATGTTGGTGGAGCATATCGCAGGATT